TACAACTCCTTCTTAGAGCGAGTATTGAGGAGTTCTCCAGAAACTGCAGATTCATTTTTACCTGCAATTACAAAAACAAAATAATTGAGCCCTTACATTCCAGATGTACGGTCATCGACTTTTCTGTTAATAAAAAGGACAAACCCACAATCGCTGCTTCTTTCTTCCAAAGACTTAATCATATCTTGGACACAGAACGGATTGAAGCTGATAAGAAAGTTCTTATAGAACTTATTAATAAGCATTTTCCTGATTGGAGAAGAGTTCTTAATGAGTGTCAAAGATATTCTGTGGGTGGTAAAATAGATAGTGGCATATTGGCTGCTTTTTCTGATGTTTCTGTAAATGATCTCATTAAAAACCTTAAGACGAAGAATTTCTCAGAAGTCAGGAAATGGGTTGTGGATAATTTGGATAATGATACTAGTGTATTACTTCGTCGCCTTTACGATAGTCTATACGAATCCCTTGTCCCTAGCACTATTCCTGCTGCCGTTCTTGTTATTGCAAAGTACCAGTATCAAATAGCGTTTGTTGCTGATCAAGAAATAAACTTACTTGCTTGTTTAACTGAAATCATGGTGGAGTGTGAGTTTAAATGAGAACACAAAACAAAGAAAATTACTACTATGTTTTTTGGGTAGTAGCAATGATTGCTTTTATAGTACCTCAAGTTGTTACTGCATTAGCATATCATAAACTTGCTAACTACCTTGATAGTAGACCTGTAAAAGTCCAACTTATTAATCCAAATTCTAATTAAAATGACTGTAAAACTAATTCGTATGTGGTCGGGTGAAGATGTAATTGCCGACATTGTTGAAGAAAATACTGATTCAGTTGTGATTACTGATCCAATTGTGGCAGTTCCTTCTCAACAAGATGGAAGAATTGCATTTGCTCCTTGGTCACCATTACTTCAAAAAGATGAACTTGAAGTTACTAAAAAGTATATTGTTTATATTGGAGATCCTCAAGAAGAAATTATCGAACAATTCAATAAAATGTTTGGTAAAATTTCAAAACCAACTAAAAAATTGATTTTATAAAAAATGAATCAAGAACAAGCAGAATTGCAAATTGAATCTTTGGTTGAATTGATTGAAGGTAAAATAGAATATATAACTTCTTATCATTCCAGTGGAACTTCTGCAAAAAAGATTATTATTACTTATGATGAAAATGATTACGAAAGAAAAACAGAGAAATCAAGTAAAGTCTAAATTCTATTATATCTTTTGGGGTGTAGCAACAGTATCTGTAGTACTAGGTCAAATATATGTTGGATCTGGATATAGAGGTTTTGCTCGTTCATTAAATAGAATCTTTGATACTATTGAAGTACAAGTTAATAGTAGTCCTTATGATAAATTTTATTAATGAGAACTGAAACTAGGGAAGCAATGGAAATGTTGTTTTCTGCTAAATGGAACTTGCCAAAAGCGGCAAAACACTGTAGACTATCACGTAAGGAAATGATGATTACCTTTAGTGAGTATTGTGCTTTGCATGAAACAACTTACAACAAATTTGATACAGCAATTCAATTAGAATTAGATTATGAGCAAAAAGGGTCTAAAAACTCCACTTAGATATCCTGGTGGTAAATCTCGTGCCTGTACTAAGATGGGACAATTTTTTCCTGATCTTAGAGAATATACCGAGTATCGTGAACCATTCTTAGGTGGTGGTAGTGTTGCAATATACGTTAGTAAAATGTATCCCCATCTAAAGATATGGGTAAATGATCTTTATGAACCTCTTATAAACTTCTGGAGTAATCTTCAGATGTTTGGAACAGAATTATCTACAGAATTAAAAAATCTTAAAATCTCTCATTGTAATCAAGACTCTGCAAGGTGTTTATTTGATGTGATGAAAGAAACTATTAACAATAGAGAGAAAACGGATCTTGAAAGAGCTGTTGCTTTTTATGTTGTTAATAAGTGTAGTTTTTCTGGACTTACAGAATCTTCTTCCTTTTCACCACAGGCAAGTGATTCTAATTTTTCTATGAGAGGAATTGAAAAACTTCCTGAGTATTCTGAGATAATATCTAATTGGCATATCAATCAGTATTCTTATGAACATCTATTGGATTATAATCCTCATGATGGATTGTTTATGTACTTAGATCCTCCTTATGATATTAAGGATAACCTTTATGGTAGGAAGGGTGCAATGCATAAAAGTTTTGATCATGACAAATTTGCAGAGGATTGTGATCAACATAACAATATAAAAATGCTAATTAGTTATAATTCTGATCAATTAGTTAAAGATAGATTTAAAAATTGGACTGCTGGTGAGTTTGATTTAACTTACACTATGCGTTCAGTTGGTGATTATATGAATGATCAGCAGAAAAGAAAAGAGTTATTATTATTCAACTATAAACTATCGGAGGTTACTATCGATGGATGACTATCATGAACACGTTAATGACCTTTGGGAAGATATGGATCGCCTCAATATGTTATATGAGGAGTTATGTTGGTCTCATGATGATGTTTTAGAGTTTGTTCCAGATTATAAAAATGATAGAATTATAATTAAGAACAGATCTAAAGAAGATGATAAAAAAATGAGTGAATCTGATCAGTGACATTAAAAGATCATCTAGGTCCAAAAAAAGATTGGACTAAAGAACAGTGGTTGGATTATGCATATGTACAAAAGCATAATCCTTGGATTACTGATGATGATCGTCAATATTGGAAAGATAAAATTAAAGAACTTACAAAATGAAAACTTTAGAAGATTATTTTTTCATTGGGTTAGTATTTCTTGATGAGTTTATCAAAAGAACTTTAATTGGTGTATACTATATGTGGCAAAAGTTTGATTACTGGAACTTTAATCGTAAATTACCTAAATGACTGAATTGAAAACTTGGTTAAATTCTATTAACCAAACAAAGAAAAATTTAATTGATGAAGATCCTTCTCTTGAAAGAGAGTATTCTCCATATGTTATTAATCGTTGTCTTTCAGGACATCTTGATTGTATTATGTTTGTTAATGAAATGAATAAGTATCATTTTTTACCAAAGAAGATTCAATATGATTTTTTACTAAATAGTCTGAGAACCAAGAAGAGATTTGCTCCTTGGTTGCGTAAAGATACGATCAAAGATCTTGATAATGTTAAACGTTACTATGGGTATAGTGATGAAAAGGCAAAACAAGCTTTGAGAATTCTGTCCAAAAAACAACTTAATTTTATACAATCGAAATTTGAAACTGGAGGAAGACAATGAGCGTGGTTCAAGAGCCTGTGGTTAAGTGGGCACCCGAACAAATGGTGGAGGTGACTCTTAATGAACCAGATGATTTTCTCAAGGTAAGAGAGACTCTCACAAGAATTGGGGTAGCATCCCGAAAGGAAAAGAAGATATATCAATCCTGTCATATTTTACATAAGCAAGGGAGATACTTTCTTGTCCATTTTAAAGAACTTTTTGCATTAGATGGGAAACACGCTAACCTTACTTCTAATGACGTTCAGCGTAGGAACCGTATTGCTCAGTTGCTTGCTGATTGGGGATTGGTTGGTGTTGTAAATTCTGATAAGATACAGGATATTGCACCATTAAATCAAATTAAAGTCTTATCATATAAGGATAAAGGAGATTGGATTTTAGAAACCAAGTATAATATTGGTGCTAAGAAAAAGAAACCAGAAGCAGAATCAGGAGAAGAAAAGGGGGGTTGACACCCTCTTTTTTTATGCTATAATATATTTGTTGAGGCGACGGTCTTAACAGGGAGTGACTGAATAAACTTTCTGGCATATAGCTGGTTAAGGTGATGAGACACAGGTGGTGCTGCTATCGGTAACGGTAGAATCGACTTACCAGTCGGGTCTCAGACAGAGATGTAAAATTTACTACTGTAGTAATGCCCGTCTCTTGTTGGTAATACAGAAATCCAACCTCCCACACTACAATCCTCTATAGCTCAGTTGGTAGAGCGATTGACTGTTAATCAATTTGTCCCTGGTTCGAGTCCAGGTGGAGGAGTTTTGAGATTTAAAGCACTTGTTCATGTAAGATTGAGAGGATCTGTATCCGATGCTGCTGGTAATGCAGTGATGAATAATGTCAAAAGAATTGCTCCTAATCTTGAACCTCATTTGTTGAGGATTGGTAAGGTAATTGATTTTTGGTTTGATGCAGAGACTGAAGAGATAGCAAGAGAAGAAATGGATCTTCTATCTGATAGAATGCTTTCCAATACTGTGATAGAAGATTGGGAGTATAAGTTAGAAGAAACAGAAGAAACTGGAATAGGTAATATATCAAATGATAATGCTGGTACATCAAAACATGCATTGTTTGATCAATGAAATTTATCTTTGATGTTGATGGAACTCTAACTCCTAGTAGGAAACAAATAGAGCATTCATTTTGGGATTTCTTTTTAAAATTTTGTTGTAGTAATAATGTTTATCTTGTTACTGGAAGTGATAGAGAGAAGACTGTAGAACAATTGGGATTAGATATATGTTATAGATCTAAAAGAGTATATAATTGTTCTGGTGCTGATGTTTATGAGAAGGATAAGAATGTATACAGAGATGAATGGGAGTTGCCTAAGAAGGTAGAAAGATTTTTAGAAGATGAATTAGCATACAGTTGTTTTCCTATTCGTAATGGAAATCATATTGAAAGAAGACCTGGTGGGGTTAATTTTAGTATTTTGGGTAGAGATAGTGATCCAATGTTAGGTAGAAAAGAATATATTAAATGGGATAAGGAAAGATTAGAGAGAGAAGATATAGCAGACAGACTTAAAAATCAGTTTCCAGATCTTAATGTTCAGATAGGAGGACAGACTGGATTGGATATATCAAACAAAGATAAGAGTCAAATTTTAAAAGATTTTAGTAAGGATGATGATATATATTTCTTTGGGGATATGATGGAAGAGGGTCAGAATGATTATCCTTTAGGGGAGGCAGTAAAAAGGATGGGCGGTAAAACGTACATTGTAAAGGACTGGACGGATACCAGAACCATTTTAGAGGGTATTCAACACTGACAATTTTGAGTAGTTTTGGTTAAATAGTAGTGTACGCCGTAAGGGTACACAATTTACACTCGCTTTTAAAGGAGAATCATGAACGCACTACAACGCTATCACGCTGCCAATCTTCCAGATTTGATGGAGAAGATTGCTAAAAACAGTATAGGTCTGGATGACTATTTTGATAATTTTTTCAATTCAGATTTCCCACAATCAAATTATCCACCATATAATTTAATACAATTAAATAATCATGAGTCAACATTGGAGATCGCACTTGCAGGGTTTAAGGAAAATGAACTACAAG